CCAACGCTCAACGCTTAACCTTCACTACCGAAGAAAGTTTTACCTTCTCCCCAGATACCTTTGGCCTGCATGTTAAGCGTTGAGCGTTGGCTAGAGACGTGTTCCAAAAAGAAAGAATGAAGCTTATCCGCTTTATCCTGAAAAATCGCCTTTGCATCTTCACTTAATTCTTCAGATGGATGACCAAGAGCCTTAAACTTGCCTGCTCTGATCACCGTCATATCTTGGCCATTTTCTTCTAGTGCTTTATGCACGGAAGTATGGACTAAAAGAACCCCGATGCTACCAACTTCGGCCATCGGGGTTGCTATAATTTGATTTGCTGTTGCTCCAATCCAGTACCCGGCGCTAAACATTGAGCCTGAAGTATGGGCAGTGACTGGCATACTCTCTTTAAGCCATTCGATAGCACCACTAGCTGCTTCCAAACCTCCCACAGAACCGCCACCAGTATCTATATTCATTACCGCAGTAGTAATGTCTGATGATTCTGCCAACTCTTGAGATGCTCTGGCAATTTCTGGATATGAAACTAAACCAAATAAACCGTTAATCCAGGAATCCTCCGAAACCAAAGGACCGGTTATATTCATAATTCCAACATTGCCCATGGAATTTAATAATGGAGACTCAAATTCACTTCCAGGTTCCGAATCAGAAGAGCTGTTTATAGTTTCCTCCATCTTGTATTCCATTTCTGGATGATCTAGAGCATATTTTTGGGCCTTTAAGTACCTAAAAAGTGAATATTCATTACCCAACCATAAAATTGTGTCTGTAAGCATTTATTATTATCCTGGTTCAGTTGCTTCGACCGCCACCACGCTGTGGAGTGTCTGGAGATAATGCTCGTTCCTGAGCTCCTTCAGTTACGGTTGCTTGATCAGCCATAGTGCCACCACCTGTGTTCATAAACATGGTTCCAGATAGTTTCGGACCACCCTCTGGTTTTACTCCGTACCCTAATATTTCTGAAGCTTCATCATCTGACAGGAACCCAAGAGATAACGCTTCTAAGGTTCTTTGCTGCCTCATGGTTTTGAATGACTCCAGCTCATCGTCGGGCCTTAAATTGATGGGCTTAAACTTAAACTTTATATAAGCATTGATTCCAAATAACCTAACTGCCAGGGTAAGGGCTCTGCTCATCACATCTTCAACAGGTCTCTGTAATCCTTTTGCGATTTTTAGGAAAACCAGAGATTCAGTATTCGATAGGGATTGTGAACCTTGTAGACGTAGGCCAAGAATAGAAGGGTGTGATTTTAAGCTTGTGGCCAGCATTCCTGATATGGCTGTTAGAAGATCAGTGTAATCTGATTTAACATTAGTAACCTGGAATTCGTCTACCTCAATGGTATCATAACCAACCAAAGCCTCTTCAGGGGATAGCCCTTCAACTACGTTCTGAACTAACTGTCTTTGATCTTCTAAAAAGGCTTCTAATTTAGCTGGGTCATCTCTGATCTCATCTGGAGCAGCACCGACTACCTTTTCCGAATTGAGTTTGATGAATAGCCTGGAGTGTCCATTAGATCGTACGGCCCGGCGCATATCCTCTACAAACTCCTGGTAATATACAGCAGAGTTTATAGCGGGCTCCATCATTGGAGTAACATATGTCTTGGTGATATCTTTATGCAGTTCTCCGATCCATACCGTAGGAAAGTCCAGGGGTACTTCCCCTACACCGCTGCGCGGATCTATACTGGTTCCTGAAAATCCAGGGTTAGTGGCATAGACTCCTATCTGTACGGGGTATTTAGTACCGTCCCCTCTTGATTTCCATTCTACTGATTCATAAGGGAAAATAGCAATTTTTTCTGGGAGTCTGGCTCTATTTAAAACCAACTCAGCACCAACAAATGATGTTATGGCGGCTTCTCTCAGCATGGTCTCTACGGTAGCATCAACAGTCATAATATCGGCATACCCAGAGCGATAGTTATAAACAGTATCTAGCTGAGCTAAGACAGTCTTTGCTGCTTCAGTAGCTTCAGGATTATACATATTACTGTCTGTATTAAACCCCTGGACAAAGTATCCTGATTTAGCTATTTCTACGAAGGAGAATATGGAAGAACCAACATTACCATTGGTTCTTACTAGATTACGGACTGCTCTGGTTGCTACGGTCTCACAACGAACATCACTGACTTGTGAGTTACTTATACTGGGCGAATTGTTAGGAACTCTAGTTTTTTGTTGGTATCTAGAGTAAATATTGTTGGTACGGGCTTTACCTACTAGACTTCTTGGTAATCTGACTTGTCTTTTTTCGGTAGCCATTAATAATTTATTGTTATTGTTATGGTTGCAAATTACTCTTAGTATAACATATAGTTATGAGTTTTTCAAACGAGCTGCCCCAGCCATAGGTAAAACAGCTATTATGTCATCATCACCATTATATTTGGTATCAAGCAAAGTACCGGCTATTTTCATGTAATTTAACGCATGGCAATAGTGGTCTGGTCCGGTTGACACCCAGTTAGCCACAGTATCCCCTTGATTGTTCAATTGTTCAACTCTTTTCATCGATCTCATGTGCTCCTTCATTGTGTCTATTTCAGGAACCCTGGGGAAGACCATACGGCCAGAGTTAATTTGCTTAACTAAATCGTCCAACGTCTCTGTCCTGGCGGATGTCACAATACCTTCTTCCTCATTTATAGAAATAGTAGACAAAGAAGCTCTAGATTTACTCCTAGTATAGTAGTTTGCGTATGTCCTGCCCATTCTATAGGACTCTACATATGCCATAGAGGTAGAGAAGTCCGGGCCTGCATCGATAACTGCTTTCGATACTCCAAACCAGGATGTTAGAAAAACAAGTCTCTTTAACAGGCTGTTCTCTCCATCCTGTCGCACCCTCTCCATCCAAACCACATTGATAATCTTTCTGTCAGTAGGTTTGCCAACCATAATCCAGGAAGTCTTGCCAACATCGCACCCGAGAATAAAGCCTTTTTGGTTGTATTTACTTACTTCGACTTCTTGGCCTGGTGCCGGGGGTCTGGTTGCGAAACCTGTAACGCTATTATTAACAACATCCTCTAGGAAAGAGGATTCTGCGTCTTCGAAGGGAAGTCCAACTTTGAAGTTTATGAAATCAGCGCGACGCTCGTACTCCTCTAATTGCATTAAAGTTTTTGGAATTGGATTAACTACCGGAACGTCGTAGGGAAAAATCTGATACCCTTTTGTATCTTGGTCTGGATATTTGTGGACCCACTGTCGTTTATCGGGAGTGGCCAAATTTTCCTGGGAGATCCGTTTTCCGCACGAAGGGCACTTAAGAAATGCCTCTCCAATGCTGTATCTAGGGTCTCTAAGGTCTTCACGTTCAAGTCTTTCAATGCTTTCGTCATAGCCTGGTATCACCACATCCTGTAGGAAATTGGGAAAAACTACTTGCCCACAAGCATTATGTTTCACGCCATAATAAGCTTGTGAGGAAGTATCGAACGAACGGCTAATACCGAAACCGTTCACAGTTGGGGTAGAAAATTCTCGTCGAATACCTCCATCCTTTGCATGGCCTAGCCTACTTGAAAAGGTAGTTAATGCTGTCTGGTTAGAAAAATCCACCTCGTCCATAACGAGGATGTCTGCAGGTATAGAAATAGCTGATCTTTGGGCATATGTCCCAATTATGAAAAGAAAGAAACTCCCTATTTGTTTCTGAGATGCGTTGTCCACGTCACGATTCAGCATTTCTTTAAGGATTTTGCTGGATTTAATGACAGGATCAAAACGCTGTTTACAGAACTTAACAGCAAAATCACTAGTAGGTAATGTATAGATAGCTGTATGGTTTCTATAGATACCAGCCATAGCTACCACCATTCTTACGGATAGCTCGCTGAGACCAACCTGGGAACACTTCCTTACTATGACTCTGGGAGCAGCATCATTTAGGATATCTCTCTGATACTCGTGATCCTGGAAGTCCCATTGCTTATTATCATCCTTTGGGTGAGTCGTATTAAGTTCTATCCATTCTGCAAGATGTGACAAATCTAAATGACTTGATACGCCAACACGAACGCGATCAAAAAAACTTTTGGCGAGGGTATTTTTCATTATTAAGGGGTACGCTCGTTTTCATATTGCTCAAATAAAATTTTAGATTGTCTCAAATATCTGAGTATATTAGACATATTCGTAGCCAAAACTTCATATCCACCAGGAGAAAGGCATACTAACGCATTGGTTCTTCTAATGATTTCAACATATCTACCCTGATCATTTACACTTAAAGTATGCCATTTAACAGGTTTCAAGCTCAAGGGAGAAGGTCTAGGGTAAGCTATCTTTATTTCTGGCTTCTCAATTACCTCAATCGTCGAAGCAATCTGTATATCAGGTTTAGGAGCCGTTCCACATCCATTCAGTAAGAAGATAAACAAGGCACAGTATAAGCATATTTTCATCTACCAGAAGCCTCTTCCAATGATCTAAATAGCTTAGCAGTTCCCTTGTTCATCCTAGTCTCGATAAGACCCGGTTTTTGCATTGTCAAATATACCAGATCATGCTTGGCTAACATCTTCCCAAGTTTCTGGCTATTTTCTTTCTCAACATCAAAAGCTTGAGAAAGCCTTGTAAGTGTTTTACGAAGCTCTAAAACTTGGGATTCCGATTCATCCTTATAGTCAAAAAATCTCTCCCTAGTCGCTCTATGATTGTTTTCAGATTGAACTATTTTTTCACGATTGATGCTAGACTCTTCCATATAGGCATCCCTTTGGTCAACCAAGTTATCGTAGTGACGTTTGGCTAGAAAGGCTCCTAGTGCCAGCAGCCCGATAAGGGCAGCCGCCGCTATCCACATATAGGATCGGCTACTAAGGATAGTCTTTATTGCAGTCCCTCCCACCCTCTTTAAGAAATGCCCGCCTAAGTATTTTCCTGCAAACGTAACCACTATTCCAATTAATGGAGCCATATCACTCTTCCTTTTTAAGTAGCCTAACGTCTGAATAGGCGGCAGATCCAATATAGGCAGCTACCACACTCCATAGCCATCCAAGGGCTCCAACCAGAATTACAGACCATTCGGAAGCAGCATTGATAGTTTCTGTATCACCTGTAAACCAGAGTCCAAGAGCGGCCAAAAATAATACAACGGTAAGAGTACACGCTAGATAAAAAGCTTTCCATGCCATACCGCGTCGGTTTTTCCAACGTTCATTCTCTAACTTTAGCTTTTCAGACTCCCGGATAATTGATTGAGATTCCTCAGACATTCATCGTATTCTTTACCGTTAACATAAATTTTTTTCCACTTAGTTTTAACATATTTATTAGTGAATACTGAAATAGCATGAAGCTCGACTGCTTTGTGAGTCTCTTTAGCTAAGGCATAAGCTTCTTCTGCTTCTTCCTCAATGTGAAAATCTTCTTCTAGGACTCCATCAATATAAAGAGACCAGAAATCTTGTCTATTCTCTTTCAAAGTAAGTCTTATTTTTTAGCTGATCCAGCCCATCGAGCATTACGCCCACGTCTGTCGTAATGCACAAAGGTACGGTATTGGGCGCACCCACCTTTTTCAATTTTACCTTCTTTGATTAAATGAAGAATTGTTTTATAGACGGTTGCTGGACGCTTTCCTTTAACTTTGATATCCGCAGCTTGACCATAGAGATGCTGACTACTCTTAGCTCCTCCAACTTTCTTATTATGGCTTAGTGAACGGTAGCCACTAGATGTACTGATAGATCTACCGTCAAGCTCGTTACGGATAATTTCTAGATTCTTACATAATTTACGGATATTTTTCTTTGCTGCGGCTGGAGTTTTAGATTTATCTTTAGACTGGAATTCTGAATAGGAAAAGTTTTTAGTTACATCGCCCATTTCCTAACCCTCCTTAGCAATATGACGGTTACGTATAGCCGGCATAACTTTACCATCATTAGCCCTGATAGTAGACTTTTCAAAAAGTATATCTTGCATGCGCTCCATATTGCTTTGCATACTAGTTACCATTCCTTGAAGAACATGAACTTCTCTCTGAATGGTAGGAATATCATTCTGTAACTTTGTTAGATCTCTTCTAGACCCAGTTACCTGAGCCTGCAACCTAGTCACATAGGGCATTGCCCTGGGAGATGAACCTATCTTTTCTGTAATTCTGTATATCTGCTCTCTAGTTAGTTCAACTGTAGTTCTTAAAGTACCAACTTCACTTTTAATTGGTTCAGTCATTAAACCCATTACAGCTAAAGTTGAAGTAATAACTGATCCAAGCGAAGTAATGGCTAAAGCAGCCACTGGATTTTTACGGGTGATCTGCCCTATCGCACCCAGACTATCGTCTATACGTTTACTATATCCTTCTTCTAATTTTCCTGTTGTCATTGTTATTTTTACGGGAGAATGTTGAAAACTTCACAATGTTAATGGTTAGTTCTGTATGAATTTTAACAATGATATCAGGTTATTAGGAGATAATCAATATTCAACAGTTCTCCTATATTTAGGAAGTTAAATCCTATACTTTAACGTATTAAGTTATCTTGAAAATATAACTGTCCACGTACCAGTGATTGTGCCAACATTAAAGTCAACATGACATTGATTAATCGCAGGATGGTTAGTTGAATAACTAACTTCTGGAATTTTATCGTTTTGATTATTCCAAACATCCATATGAACCAACTGCTCATTTAAGCTATGGGTAAAAGTAATCATATTGTCAGTTAGATCCCCATTAGTAAAAGTCTGTAGTTCCGAAGAGACAACATTACCTACACCGCTACCAAGATTCCCTCCTTTTGTACTAAATATACTCATGACTAAGCCTCCATTAATTCTAGTTCACCACTACCAACTACTCCCTTTACATAAACTGCAGTTACTGGTTTATCGTCAAGCTCAAGTCCTTGACTTTCTGAAAGAGTGATTGATTGAGACTCATCTGGAGGATCTGAACCCATATAAAGCCATATATCTTCTCCAGATAGGTTAACAATCATTAGGTATTGCCTATACCTCTTTTTGGAAAAGACTTCTGTCCAGGTAATGTTATTAAACGCCATCCTAGAAGTTTTATACGCTCTCGCCATTGTATACCTCTAACTATTATTGTTTACTTATAATGAGTCCTCTGCAGTTCCTTTGTAAATTCCTTATCGGGTTATAGGCTGTTCCCACTTCCATATGCCTCTGGCCAGTTCATAAATCTTTCCAGAAGCCTCTACTAGTTCCCAGTCATACACCATATCTTCATAACCAATATTATTGGTAACTATTCTTAGTCCTTCGGTGTCAGATTCACTCAGTTGAATCGATACTCGCCCAACAACACTATCCCTATGTAGGATCATCTTACCATCGGCTGTTGACGCCTCAAAAAATACAGGACTCCTTATTTTGCTTTTTCTCCTGATATGCATTCTGGACGTATAACCGCCAGCTACTAAATCAATGGGCAGGTTATTTGAGTCCTTCAAAAGAAAATCTATAACTAGAGTTATTCCTAGTTTATTTGTTATAGGATAGTCTAAAGCCATATTTTGCTGTTCTCCGATACCAGACGCTTGCCCAAGAACAGTCTCAATACTATGAACGATAGTAACTGTGCCTGATACTGTAACACCGGATCTTGTTGCTTCGATGTTAATAAAGTTTCCAGATATTGTAGGTAATGAAATATCAAGATCATTAAACTGTAACTGAGTATTAAAAGTCTCTAATACATATGAAAAACTTAATCCAAGATCATTAAAGTTTGTAACAACGGAAAATGTTTCAAGAGGTATTTCAACAATATTCTCTATGCTAAGGTTTTGAAAGCCCGTTGAAATACTGTAGGTTTCTAGGATTACGTCCTGCGTACCAGATACTTGCAGATTGCTGAAATCGGAGGTTACCTCAAAGGATTCTAATAGAACCTCTGCCCCTGACGATATGTCGATAGATTGAAAATCTACTCCTGTTTGGAAAGTTTCAAGAGTCAGATCAACAACCGACTCGATTCCTATATCGCTAAATTGCTGAGCGATTGAAAAAGAGTCCAGAGTTATTCCTGTTCCTTGGAATATCTGTAAATCCTGAAATATTGAAGCTACATTGTAGGTTCCAAGCTCAACATTCTGCTGTACCGCTATCCCTATGTCACTGAAGTTAGTGGCAACCTGATACGTTTCCAGTATTATTTCATTTCCCGCAAGAATGTTTAGAGCATTCCAACTGATGTCAACAGAGAAAGTATCGGCGGTAACCTCAGATCCAGCTATTACATCGATATCCTGGAACTGCGTAGAAATATTATAAGTGTCTAAGGTAAGATCGGTTGTCGCAGCTATATTAAGATCTTGGAAGTCAAAAGCTGTTTGGAACGTATCTACAACGATTACCGTAGACTGAAAGGTTTCTAACTCACTGAAACTAGTGGATATTTGGAATGTCTCAAGGTCCAAATCTGTAGTTGCAGAGACATTGATATCTTGAAAGGATGTGTCGATCTGGAATGTTTCTAGCGTTACCTCTGCAGTAATCGCAAAACTTAATTCTTGAAAATCCGTATTGGTGGAAAAAGTCTCTAACTGGATTTCAATAGCAGATGCGATACCCAGAGAACTAAAATCAGAGTCTATCTGATATGTGTCTAACGTAATCTCAGTAGCAGATACAATGCCAAGATCTTGGAAATCTGGTGCAGTTTGGTACGATTCTAGAGATACCTCAGTTGATGCAGATAAAGTTAAATCTTGAAAGTTGAGGTTTGAGTTAAATGTTTCAAGATCTATTGTTGCACTTGTTATTATGCCTAAATCTTGAAAAGCATAGGTAACAGCAAAGGTATCTAAGTCTACAGAGTTAACTACTGTTGTAGTACCTATAAATCTTATACTTGGAAATCTCATGAGCTACGCTACGGGGAGCAAAAACTGAAAAGGGTCATTCGTTAAATCGTTCATAGCTTCTTGCGATAATGAGACTCTCGCAACGGCAACAAGGTCTATCGAGCCGTCCCAATAAAACCCAGTCGTCAAACCTATCTGATTCGGAGCAGAAGTTGAGCCATAACCTCCAGTTGAGACCATGGGACTTTCAAAACCGTTTAAAGACACTCTATGAGATTCAGATAGAGTTGCGTCCAGAATAGAGCTACCTATGTAATTAATACAAAGTGTTACATCCTGACCAAGAATATCGGAACTACTAGGGTATTGGTCAGTGCCAAATCTTCTCTTTATATAGGTACTACCAGCACTACCAAAAGCGATTCTGCTGTAGGAACCGCTGTTACTAAAAAATAGTCTCCAGGGATCATCCTCTGTTTTTAGATTTAATAGGACTGGGAAACCGC